GGGGAACAGTTAGAAACTACACCTGGTTTGAAGTTAATAGTAGACTATTAGAAATCAAACCAAATGAAATTGATTATTTTCGTTCTCTTCAATATGCAAAATTCAGAACTAAATAAATAAAAAACATCTATAAATGTCTCTTACTTTACAAAAACTTGAGATACTGGCTCACCTTGTAAACGGGAGAGATTTCTGATGGCATCAGCTTTTAGTGGAGAAAAAATAATAACCATAGAAGGAAAAAAATATCAGGTTAGAACAGCAACTGAATATCAAACCGGACTTGGAGTTCAGGGAACTTTAAGTACGACAGCACCAATTAGATACACTGTTCAATATAGACCAGAACCTTTTACTCCTTTAACGAATTGGACTAATTTAGGAGAAAGAGATGTAACAAATAAAAATAATTGGATTTTTACGCCTGCTGCTGGAACTGGATTTCAAAAAGCACTTATTGAAAATAGTCCAAGTAGTTTAACCACTTCTTTAGATGATGCAACAACAAATGCACTAAGTAAATCTGCTGGAGTAACTAAACAACAAGCCACACAAATCTTACAAGTTGCACCTAATAAAGCTCCTATAGGATCTGATCCAAACCAACCTGAACCACTAGGAACTACAACTAAAGAATCGGTTAATCTCGATAACGTCAATCCAGCAAATTTAGAAATAAATGATGGAAATAAAGAGCTATCAGATAATACTGAAAAAATAGAAACTAATTATGGAAGCATTGATGATTTAAGATATCCTTTCAAATTAAATTTAGATACACAAGATTGTATTCAATTTAAGATGTTTAGATATGTAGGCAGAAGTCTAGGCGCAATATCAGAAGAAACAATTGGAAATACAAAAATTTCGGGTCCCGGTGCCACTACAAGAAGAGGGACAGAAATAGTAGGAACAGTTACGCTACCTATTCAACCTTCTATTAGTGATAGTAATGGAGTGGAATGGGGAGGAACACCACTTAATCCAATTCAAGCATATGCAGCATCCATAGCAAGAGGTGCTATGGACGAAAATGGTAGTGTAGCAGATTTGGCATCTGATATATTCGGAAAAGTTTCTCAAAATTTAAAAGAACTAAAAAATAATAAAGATTTGCAAAATGCTTTTAAATTATATTTAGCACAAGAGGCAGTCGGTATTCAAGGATTATTATCAAGAACAACTGGAGCAATTTTAAACCCAAATTTAGAATTACTTTTTAATGGACCAACATTAAGAAATTTTAATTTTACATTTAGACTTTCACCAAGAAGTGCTAAAGAAGCAGAAAATGTAAAAAAAATTATTAGGTTTTTTAAACAGGGAATGTCGGTCAAAACTTCTAATACTACAGTATTTTTAAAGGCACCGAACATCTTTCAAATAAAATACATTTCTGGTTCAAAGGATCATCCGTCATTAAATAGAATTAAAGATTGTGCTCTTCTTGGATGTGATGTTGATTATACGCCAGATGGAACTTATATGACATTCAATGATAGTGGAAAAACAATGACATCATATCAACTAACTCTAAGATTTGGCGAACTTGAACCAATCTATGAGGACGATTACTTCAATTCAGGATTAAACAAAGGAGATATAGGTTTCTAATATGGCAAGTTACTTCCGTCAAGTTCCAGATTTTCAGTACGTCAGCAGATTACCAAATTCACAAAGTATATCTGATTATATTACCGTAAAGAATTTATTCAAGCGCGGAAAACTACGTGAAGATATTTTTGGAAATCTACAGTTCTTCACAAAATATAAAATCATTGGAAACGAGAGACCAGATAATGTTGCATACAAAGTTTATGATGACGAAACTCTAGATTGGGTTGTACTTCTCTCAAATAACATTCTTAATGTTCAAACCGAATGGCCATTAAGTCAACAAGGATTTGATAATTTCCTTTTAGAAAAGTATGGATCCTATGATCAGATCTATGCAGTTCATCATTATGAAACGAATGAAATTAAAAATACGAATGGAATCTTAATTATTCCTGCTGGTCTACAAGTTCCATCAAACTTCACAACAACTTATTATGATGATATTTTAGGAAGACAAGTAACTCAAAGAAACTTCACTAGAGCAGTTACTAACTTTGAGTATGAACAGAAATTACAAGATGATAAGAGAAATATTTTTATATTGAAACCAACATATCTAAACGTAGTGTTTAATGATATGGAAGAGATTATGCCATATAAAAAAGGTTCTCAGCAATATGTTTCCGAGAACCTTAAGAAAGGAGATAATATTAGGTTATATACCTAATCAATCTTCTGCCAAGCGTTGAAAATACGAAAGCGCATCGTCTTCATCTTCATCAGAAGAATTGATAGTAGGCAGTGAAGGAGACTTAGAGCGAGCATAAGATTGCTCCAGTTCTTCTACCACACGATCCTGAGCGGTAGGAGTTTGTGTATACTCCTCCAAATCGTCTTCCTGTTCAACTACAGCACGAGAGCGAGTAGGAGTCTGAAGACCAAGAACAGCATTCAGACGTGCATCAAGTTCTTCATAGGACTTGAATTGATCAGGAGCAATTACTGCTGCCAGAGAATACTCTTTCTTCCAGATGGCTTCCAGAGCATCGTCATCATCCAGTAGTGGTTCAACAGAACCAAATTCTGACTTGTCGTAGTTCCAATACCCATCTTTCTTTACGATTTTGAGTTTGAAATTAGCACCCTGCCAGAAGTCAAAAGGATTAATAGGAGTTTCATCTTCAAACTCAGGTTGCATTGCTTCCATGATCTTATCAAAGATCTTCTTACCATATTTGAAGAGGAAGACTTTACCTTCGTTTTGTGGATTTGTAGGATCTTTTACAACGTAGATATTGCTGTAATAAGACAGTTTACGCTTTTGCTTGCGAACAGTTTCTTTATCCTTATCGCTACCACTGTTCCACAGTTTGCGATTGTGTTCGGATACAGGATCTTTCTGACCCATAGTGGTCAGAGAGTTTTCAATATACCAACCACCAGGACCTTGAAAACCGTGAGAATACATCTTTGCCCAAGGAACATCTTCTCCTTCGGGAGCGGGCAAGAAACGAATAACAGCAAAACCGTTTCCAGTTTTATCCATCTCAGGTTTCCAGAGACGCTCATCAGCGCCACCAGAAGTGTTGCTCATCTTCTCAACTTCCTTTACAAGTTTGGAAGTGAGAGAACCAAGTTTAGATTGCTTTTTAAGATCTGAAAAAGACATTAGATTACCTCGGATTAATTAGGATTTGGCTTTTGTGTACCTCGTTATTCTACAGGTCTGAACCTGTTTTGTCAATCTGCTGCTTCATCACCTCAAGCATCTGAGACATGTTATTGAGAATGATATTCATGTCAGTGCCAGGAGGCATTCCCATCATAATAGCAGATTGCATAATTCGTTCTTTCATTTCAATTGCTTCTGGATCATCCGACAAACTCACTCTTGTATAAAGAACTTTTTGTTTATCAAGAAGTTTTTCCAAAAGTTCTACATGTTGAAGTTTCTGTTCTTTTGACATCGCAGGAAACTTAAAGACATTTGAATAAACATCTTCTTGCAATTCTGCAATCTCGGTCATCTCTGCACGGACAACCTCAGAATTAAAGAAACTCATGAATCCTCCAGAACAATCTCTTTCAAGATTTTACGAAAACGAAATACATCAATATTTAGAAAAGGATTATATTTTTTAATCCTACGACTGACGGTTTGCCACACCGGGTCTTGAAGTTTCTTATCAAACTTATTCCCGAACAGGAAAATTCTATCGTAGATGACTAGTGTTTCTAAGCTAATTTTACCATTCAGGAATTTTTTAAGAAGAATAGGATGTCCTTTAGAACACTTAAAGACATCCTCAAATTTATTTTCTTCAAAGAGACTTTGTGATTCTTCTTTGAAGATATAGGAAAGTGATTGAATTTTCTTTTGCCAGTTTTGATATCTTGCTTCTCCTTCTTTGATCATTTCACCAATCCAAAGAGTCTCTGGATCATTACAAGATACGAAGTTAGAAACAAAAAAATCTATAACCTCTTGATCTGTCTTTTGTCTGGAGACTTTTTCGAACCACATCCTGTCTTTACGTTTGTAGAAAGATTGGAGTGTTGCGCGGCTCTTTCCACAATATTTGAAATAATCATAACTGTCCTTGGTGAAATGATTCTTCAAGGACAGATAAGTTTTATAAGAATCAAATGGAACCACTTTTCTTATTTCTCCTCTCACGTTGCCGAGCAAGATATTCTGAACGATATGGTTCTGTGTTGCGTCGTTCCCTGCGTTTGCGATTAATTTCATCACGGTTTTCATCAAGTATTTTTGCTGCTTTTTGCCTTAAACGTTCCTGATTATCATAATACCATTTACGTTTTCTTTCAATTTCTGCTTGTTTTCTTTGCTCATAAGTTTTAAAAATAGACTTATTTCCTTCACCACCAATAGTCATATTTCTCAATATGCCAGTTCCATCACATTTGCGTCCATATTTTTCTATCATTTCCATTTCATACTGATAAGCAGAAATCTCATCTTCAAATTCTTTAAGAATAACTATTCTATTTTTATCTTTCGGACGCAAATCTAATCCATTTGCGCGAGGATGTTTTAAATAGGCTCTTTGCCCTCTTCCTTTTCCAATATAATATGGAGTTCCATCTTCACGCAAATAAGCATAGCAGTAATACATTATTAAACTAAAATAAATCTAATAATATTTATACAGGAGTTAATCAAACGGCATCATTTATCAAAGGGGTAGTTTCGCTCTGGAACTCCTCTTTAAAAAGTTAAGTTCCATTGCTTCATACTTAAGTTTTTCTTTCAATGGTTTGGAAATCAATTTAGGAACTGATTCCAAATCAATATTGTTTTGTTCGCAGAAATGAATAATCGCGTCAATATAATTCATCTCCACATTTATTTGCACAAGATGTTCAATTTCTTGTGCAAATCGTGATGGACAGAAAAATTTACTTTCTAGTACTTTCTCTAATTCATTCTCCATCTGGCCTAGTATTGTGAGATACAAATTCTTTAATATAACGAACTAATAGTTTAATATAGTCTGATTTGTTTCTTTTGTCAAATACTTTGACCTCACCTCCAGGAGTGACCATTAGTGTAATCAATTTGACTGGAGGAATGTCAGTGAGT